CAGGAGGAGCAACTTCATTTAGAGGTCAAGCCCTTTTAAAAAACAAACGTCCAGGAGACGTTATGTTTGAAGATAGAGGAAACTTTTATTTTGATCCTGTTTCACAGGAAATACAAGCAAAAGGAGCTGCTTTATTAGGAGGGGACCCTGATGCTATTTCTACATATCAAGCAGGTATACAAGATCCTACAGTTCAAGTTAATAATTACTACACAGTAGAAAAAGAAGAAAAAAAGAAAAAAGAAAAAGATCCTTTTGAACGTTTGATGCTAGGGCAATTATACGGAGGTAGTAATCCTGTTGGCACTACTGGTAACCCTTTTCAGCAAATGTTGGGCGCTATTCAAAGACAAGGAAACCAATTAGCTGATAACTTGGTAAAACAGTATCAAAGCTTTGGTGGGTTACGATAAAATAGATAGATAAGACAGCAATTTAAATGACAGCCACCAATACCAATAAGCAGCCTATGTTTGTTGATCGTCCTTTGTTAGCAAGGACTAGATTAACGAATCAAGTTGTTGGCAATAATACAGACCTTAACGTCCAAGGTGGACAAAGTCCTGGACTACTGGTTGATATGGATGCAACCTTAAGTTCTGATAATAATAGTGGTGGTGTTGTTGATTCAATTACAATTTTGCGTGACGATACATCAGATGCAGTACATGCTGATTACACTATTAATTCAGACACCTCAGGAACTTTTATTGGCTTAACAAAAGGACAAATTGTTTACGTAGAAAATACAGGTGTTTTAGGAACACCTGCAGAAAGTGGACAGGGATACTACACCTATACAGGTACTACAGCATTAAATGTTGTTAATACTTCTATTCATTTTTCAGGTGTAGCAAGTCCTACAGCATCAGGATTTACTTTTAATTCTTTAAGTTCTACCAATCTTCCAGCCGTTACTTTTGTTGTTTACCATACCCGTGGAACGACGGTCCCTATTCCAGGAGATGGTGACTATGTTCCAGTGTTTAGCAAAACAGTTCCTACTAATTCTGGTTTTGTTGACTGTTCAGATGTCATGCCAGAACTAGCTTCACCTGTACCGCAACAAGGAAATACTGGTGGATTAGGACCAAAAACACCATTGAAGAATCGTGGTATTTACTTACAACGTGGAGATCGTCTTTATGTAGGTGTGCTCCAGCGAGGCGTTTATAACACAGCTTCTGGATATATTCCTGGCGTTCATGTTGTAGCGCAAGGCGGCTTCTATTGATTCATGGTAAAAAAGAATAAAAACTCTTTCGGAGGAGGCAGCTCATTTGGACGCTTCCAAGGATCAGTTTTTAGTGGAAGTACCCCTGAAGTTAAAAAGTATAAGGTAGAACCAGTTGAAGGAGTATTTGGTGGTTCAATACCCAACTCTTTATATACAGTTGAACGAGAAGCTACCTGGTCAAGATGGCGTAGAGGCTGGGAATTAGGTTCTGCAAACTTAACAAATACTGCTTACGAATATCCTTTTGAATATATTATTCCGACAACTACAGGTGCAGTTAATCAAATAGGTGCAAGAGAACCTTTGATGTCAGGAGTGTTTAGAGGATTTCCAACAAAAAATAAAGAGTTAGGTATTCACTGGGCGGGAAAGATTGAACCCGGTAATTTACGTTTCGACCGTTTAAAGGATACGTCAGGAACATTGTTGGCAATCTCAGGGGAAGTAAACAAGAATACTTTATATTTAGGTGTACCACAAGACAATGAAAACTATTGGTACATTCAATTAAGCGGCACATTCAATACTGTCAATCCAGTACCACCGCCGTTGTTTGTAACTTTTTCTGGAACAAATCAAACATTAAAACCTATTGTTGGCGACATAATTGAAGATAAAATCATCACAACTTCAGGAGAAGCTATTGGTCTTGATAGTAGAGATCCAACAACAAACCGTCGTTTTGGCTTTGTTCAAGCTGTATTGGCTGGCGTAGACCAGTTCCAAGGCATTTTAAAATTAGAAAAATTAGGTTCTGTACAAGGAACAATTGATGGAATTCTTGCTACTCCATCAAGAATCCCTCCACATACAGGACGATTTTTTCAAACAGGAGCTAGATATTGTTGTTCTTGTCAAGATTTTACACGTAGAGATTATGCTTATTTATCTAATTTAGGAGTAAGAAAGAAACCTTTATTTCCTAGAGCAAACGTTTCAAGCATAAAGCCTGGACGTATTGAAGAAGTTTTTGAATTAGGACAGTTATCAAATGCAATGATGACGGAGGTTAATCAAAAGATAGTGCAAAATAGAACACTGACTATTGTTGCTCCAAGTGGTTTTCAATTAGTAGGTGTAGGTACAAGTGGAGAAACAAAAGACGTGAGAGATCCCAAAGCTTTATACAGGGATTCCCCTGGACAATATAATGATTTTGGTAAAGTATATCGCCGTGGTTTTGGAGACAATCCTTCTTTAACACAAGTAGCAGAAGGTATGCCTAAGTATGGGGATTACAAACAAAGCGGATTAACAATTACACAAATTACAGATGACTGGACATATGTTTTGGATCAATATCGTTATTGCAAACATATTTACGCAATGAAATATATAGCGGGAGAATTTCCTGTTGAGCCTTCTGACTTTCCTATTGATGCTGGTTTAATGTCTGAATGGGAAGGTGCTTTGATTGATAAGACAGCAACTGAACAAACTAAATCATTAAGTGAGTTTATTAATTATGGGGTTAGTCACATGGACATCCCTCCCTTTAATTGTCAATCCCCAGTAATGATACCTATGCTGCAAAAGCTTTTTAACTTTCCTTCAGAATTTATTGAGCTGCAGCAGTTCATTATGCGAGATAAAAACGGGGTGGCGTACATCCCAGCCTCTGGCCAAAAACCGAACGCAGATGGTCAGTCATAAGTAAATCTTAATAATATAGAATACTTACATCAAGTTTCCCGAAGGTTTCTTGAGATGACAGTTTTTACTCACAACAGAATAAGCCCTATGGGTATAGTTAGATCACTAGCGACATGAGCCATGAATCTTCGTAGCGTGCCTCGCGATCAAGAAATTTTAGATGAATTTTTTTCCTTATCATCCAAGCCTGGATTTGAAAAGCTTGCTTGGTTATATGGAATGATTGCTGTATATGGCAAAGATCCAAACGAGCTAAAACACTTTGTCTGGAATAAAGACAATAGTATTAGCCTTGAAAACAAAAAACGACCGTTACACCCACTACATCCTCAGTGGGTTTTCTTGTTTCAACTCAAAGAAAAACAGCCCTCTAAAATAAAGAGCTGTTGGGAGTCTCTTTCTCAAACACTAGCTGTAGCGCAAGACACAGGTCTGGTGTCAAGGATTGATGATGTCCTCCTAGCTCACAAAGTACGTAAAATTTATTACACGCCGTCTAAGCGGCCTCAACCAAAGAGTTTCCAAAAGAAACAGAAATTACTTCTGTGTCCTGCGTAGCTTGTTCCTTTAGAATTTTTTTCATTTTGGGAACGTTCCAGCGGAAGTTATCCCTTGACCTAGTCTCGGGGAATGCGGCATAATGTGTTCCAAGTTTACAGGTCCCATCATCACGCATACGGAAAAGCTGCTTACGGTCAATGTGTAGCTCTTCTAGGGTTTCCTTGACAGAAAACCAGACTTTGTTTTGCATGATTGTGCAGAAACTTCATACACAGATTAAGTTCAATATACAAAACGTCAACCGTGTTTACTTTAATTTAAGGTGGGTTATTTTTTATGAAGTTTAGTTCACTTAAAATAACATAACGGCTAACAAAACATGTTCAGAACGGAGCACGAACCCCTCGCCCTCCTCGTTGAACTCACACCACGATTAGCCAAAAAAAGATTTAGAGAAGAAATATACAAAGATTGGGAACATAAATGCGCTTATTGTGGTGCAAAAGCAACATCTTTAGATCATATTGTTCCTAAATATAAATCAGGATGTAGCAATAGGCATAACTTAGTACCTGCTTGCACTAGTTGTAATGCAAATAAAGGAAGCGAACCGATGGAAAGTTGGTATAGAAAACAAAATTTTTTTAATGAAAATAAGTTTACCGCAATTATTAACTGGATCAAATCAAATACTTTAGAATTAGTGGATACTTATATGAGCAATAAAGCGACTGCATAATGACACTTGATTTATATCGTGAATATGTCGAAAGAGAAACTGATTTAAAAGACGACTTTGAAAAGAAAGCAGGTAGTGAAGAAGCAAAAATAAGAGGATGGAATACATATTATAATGCCCACGGAACTTTTCTTAATAATGTTTGGAACGCTGGCAGCACTAATCCAGATACATGGTTAAATTGGACAAAAGGAGGACTCAAAACAATACGTTTATATACGGCTGATGGGGAACCTTACGATGAAACTTATATTGATGAAACCACAGCAGCAGGAAAATGGCTTGCTGAATCTATTAAAGGTGAAGATAAAGCAGATAAAGCTATAAAACTTTGGAGTGATGTTGGTGAAGAAAAACAAAATTCATTATTAGAACATGCAGCTAAACGCCGCATGGCCTTTGATTGGCACAATGGAAACGGTGCTTTTGGAGAAGTAGGAGGACCTGGATACCCCCCTGGAAATTCTCAAGAAGATAAAGAGGTTATACAAGAAGATGGCAGTGTAAAAGTATATCCAGCTAGGAATTTAAGTACATACAGTACCCTTCAATTAACAGGACCAAACGATACGACAAGAAATCATACAATTACATTAAAAGCAGATAATCAAAATTATTTAAATGATGGAGTTTATAACGATGCTGCAAATGCTTATGGGCAATCTCACTGGGATACGTTTGGTAAAAATGAAAAAAGAGTTTTACCTGGGTCTAAGTTTAAAGTTGAAAATGGCAAAATAACATATGACAAACAGTTTGTTGGTACAGGATTACAAGAAACATATGATGGTATTGCTAACGATTTTAATAACGCAGAAGCCGGAGATTATAAAAAGTTAATCGAAGGTGCTGTTAATTCTTTGCCTGATAAATATACATCAGACATAATAAGATTTGATGATAAAGGAAATAGAGAAGGAGATATTAATACTTTTGATGCATATTATTTAGATAATAATGTAACAACAAAAGCCCCTGGAGATTATGCACAACCTCCTAGTTTTGCTGTAGATGGTACAGGTTTTAATCCTTTATATTACAGTCGGGAAACCACCCATGGACAAGCTGCAATACAACGTTGGAATGATGCACAAACAGGCGTTTTAGGTGCTTTACCTGATTTAGATGTTGTTGGTCCATATGGTATTGCAAATACTGATAAAAACATAGAACTTTTTCTTCATGGTACATATACAGATATTAAAAATTCGGGTGTTAAAGATAGCGATAATAGAGGTAACGCGGCTGAGGCTACTGCAGCTTCTGATGCCTATTTTGAAAATTGGAATACAATACCAGAAGAGCAACGACTAGCTTATCGTGATAATTTATTAGGTTTAACAGCAACAAGCGAAGGAAGTGGTAAACCAATTGTTGACTGGGATGAGCCTTTTGTTTTAGACGCAGAAGGCAATATTGTTTATGAAGTAGATGAGTTTGGAAACCAAACCCCTTTAGTTAATCCAGATGCAGTTAGTTTTTTAGAAAGCAGTGTTTTTAATGTTTTTGGTAAAAAAGATTTAGAACAACAAGATAAATTTAAAGCACTATCTTTAGACCTTTTGCAAACGTCTATGGATAAATTAAATAAAGAAAGAGCGCGAGAAAGAGAATTTAATATGTATATGGGATTACCAGGTTTTGATGAAATTTACGGTGCAAATTCTACAATTGCAAATTCATTACTTGGTGACAGTGGCATAGGCGGTTTTCTTTCTATGGCAGGCGTGAATGTAGATAAAATGACAGAATCATTAGAAGATGATTTAAGTAGTGTAACTGGAGTTTCTAACAATAGCAGTGTATATAACTGGCAAAAATGGTTTGATGAAACGTTGCTTGAACGTTATGAAAATATGGAAGAGATTACAGGAAAATTACAAGCAGATGTAGAAGGTTTAGATCCTATTTTAAATAGAACTCAATGGAATAATTTTCAAACAAGTGTAAATAACACAGACCCAGAAACGGAAGAATGGCAAGCCTTAATGGATGCAAATAACCTTCCAAGAAGTGTAAGTAAAGAAAGAGCATTAGAAGTTAAAAATCCAGACAATTGGAGTGCTTTATTAAATAAATATGATTTAGATCCAGCTTTAACCAAAGAAGAAACAATTGAAATATTGTCAAATGAAGAAAATGAAATTGCTAAAATTTATACAATTGAAGATGACTTTAAAAATTCTTTTATTGAAGATTATATTAAACCACGTTTTGATCAGTCAAAATCAATGGATGAATTTATATCTTATTTAGATAGTTTAGATGAAGATGAGCAAAATATTTTTCAAACTCAAGATGCAATGCAAGCTTTAAAAAATGTTGCTTCCGCACATGCATCAGCAAAACTAGGCATGATTCAGGCAACTCCTGATCAAACTTTTGATTCTGTTTTTTATTTTGATCCTACAACTGCAATTGATACTAGAGAAGGGTTTGCAGGTCCTAGAGATGAAGACTATAGAAAACAAGCTGAGCGTGTTCAAAATGATTATGAAATTGCTAATAGGAATCCAAATGCAATTGTTGAAGGTAGTCAAAGTTCCTTTAACCCACAAGGTTTAACCTGGGCACAATATGCTTATTACTATGGTGTTGATTTATCAAATCAAGATCAATTTGCTCGTTTACATTATGATGCAATAGGTAAAGGTATTGCTTTTGACCCAGCAAAAGATGTTACTAGTTTGGCTGATATTAAAGGATATATTGTTGACACAGTTATACCAGCAGTTAGTGAAGCAAAATTAGATTTAGGTGATGCTGCTTTTTCTGCTTTTACTACGCCAGAAGAATTTGCAGATGAATTGTTAAAAGGTATAGATCCTACTGAAAATAATCCTGAATGGAAAGAAGTACTTGAACAGTTTGGAATGGAAGTAGATAGTTCTTTAGAGGAAGTTAAAGATTATATTATTGACATTACAAGAACTGGTGCAGCACAGGAAATAAGAGAAACTATTAAGTATTTAAATGAAAAGAAATTAACACCAACACAAGAGCGCATAGGTGTTAGTTATATAGAAAGAGAAGAAGATGCTAATCCTACAGACCCGGAAGGACAAACTGCTTTATATCAAATTTTCAGTGATGCTGGATATTCAGGTACACAGGATGAATTTTTTACAGAATTTATGCCTGATGCAGATAGAGGAGATATTGAATTCATTACACAAGCAATGCCTGGAGGTGGAGGGTTTGACTTAGAAGAAGTTTCTAGTGACCCTTTTGCAGCTTTATCACAGATTGGCGGATTAATGGGAAGTGATGATGATGTATTTAGTACGGGAAGTGATGATGATTCTGATTATGAAGAAGATTCAAATTACTTTACTCTTTTTGATGAACCAGAAGATTCTTATAGTGACGCTGGGAGGGATTATATTAAAGAATATACTTCTTTCTTTAGTTCATAATGGCAGAAAAATATAAAAAAGCAGCTAAAGCTGCGAAATTAAATAAAGACAAAATGGCTTGTAATAAGCCTAAAAAAACTCCTGGACATAAAACTAAATCTCATGTCGTAAAAGCTTGTGAAAAAGGGAAAGAAAAAATTGTCCGTTTTGGTCAACAGGGTGTAAAGGGCGCTGGCAAAAATCCGAAGTCAGCCAAAGAGAAAGCACGTAAGAAGTCATATTATGCAAGACACAATGCTCAGGATAGCAAGCCCAACAAAATGAGTGCTCGATATTGGAGTCACAAAGTAAAATGGTAACTGTACAAGTAGAATTACCACTTGAAGATGTAAGAGCATTATATGAAGCAGTTTGTGTAGCTTTAAAATATTGGCCAGGGGGGCTCCCTGAAGAACAAGAAAAATATCAACAACTAAAATTATTTTTATTTAGTATACTGTGTGAAGCTTCTTTAGATACATGAACAAAGGCGGCAGCTACGTTGTTGGAAAACCCAAAAAAACAAACCAAGGAAGTGGTAAACATTCTCGTCCAAATCATGGACGTAAAAAACTCCGTGGACAAGGAAAATAATATATAGTATAAAGATATGCAAAGCTCTAATGTATCTTTATCAAGATGCTATTTCTATAATTAAAGCCTTTGAAGGTTTTAACGAAAAAGCTTACCCTGATCCTGTTACTGGAAGTGACCCATATACTTTTGGATATGGAACACAATTTTATCCAGATGGTTCTCAAGTTAAGCAAGGGCATTGTTGTACTAAAGAAAAAGCACTAGAGTATTTGCTTTATGAAATAAGTGTTATTGCGGAAGAACTTGATAAATTAAATCTTGAAATTGATCTTGATATGAAGCAAGGATTGATTTCATTTATCCATTCAGTTGGTTGGGATTCTTTTTTGTATAGTCCGATCATTGATTTGTGTGAAAATGAAAACTATGCACAAGCTGCTCAAGAGTTTGGTAAATGGATTTTTAATGAAGAGCATGAAGTAATTGGTGGTTTATTAGACAGAAGAAGGCAAGAAGCTTGTTTGTTTTTAGATTTAGAAAGTTTACCCGGAAATTTATTGTTAAAAGCTTTTAGAAATTATTCAGCTTCTGCAGAACAAGTTGCTGCTATTAGACAGCTTGAAACAGAAATCAACCCTTATATTTTGTCAGAATTTGCTAACAAATTTAATGTTACATATAGTGGTGACTTTGATTTGTCAGAGGAGGATTTGCGTTTTATTTTTGAATTCCAAAAATAAATCTATACACTAGAATGAGTGGAGTAAAGGTTAATCGGATGGGTGACTCGACATCTACTAAAGAGTTTGAATTACCATTACATCTGCAGCTTGCCATGCGTAAGGCAGAATTAGAAGCACAAGAATTAACTTGGGATCAGCTTTATATTGCTCTGTTAAACCTATATCACCAACGTCTTTTAGAAATTCAAGCTGTAAAAGACATGCTACAAGCTGAAAATATTGAATTAGAGTTTGACATCCCAAGTGATATAGAGCTAGCTCAGCTAGCCCTAACAATCATGGCTAATCAGGAAGATGATGAAGAGGATGATGATTTAACACCTTTCTTTGGTTAAATCACAAAGTTATTAATCTATTTAGATACCACTGAGCTTTTTTCAGTGATTCAATACCCCCTTTATGCTTTTCGCGCCAAACATATTTTGCTACGTTACCTTTTAGGTAGCCTCTATATTCTTCTGGCGTTAGCTGTGCTTCGATGGCTTCAATGCACTCAAGTCCTCCATCGTTGTAATGAGAAGGGTGATTAACATTATCAACAAAAATTTCTTCGTGTTTTTTTACATAAGTATTCCATACTTTTTTATCGTACGTTACATCTTCGTCTCCACTTGTATCAACAGCCCAAGGCACAGGACAAATGCCCCCAGGGCAATCTGATATTTCTTCTTCTGAAGTTACCGGTTCAAACCAGCCATCATCTTTCTTTGTTTCTTCTCGTCCATTTCCATTTCCTCCGGTGCGAAGTCGCCCATATCCACCATTAATTGTCGTGGTTGAGGCATCGCTCCCATCGCAATTCCCTGTTCCGCGCTCGGAATTGTTCCCGTTACTCCGCATCGATTTAGTTCCTCAGGATCAATAGCTAAGTTAGTACGAGGACGCATCTCTTGAGTTACTGCAAGTCCTCTATTGAATTGATCATACACGGGAACGTCATTATTTTCATTATCTAATTCCTGTCCAAAATCAGAAATTGTAACCATACGAGTTTTAAGCTCGTCATTGTCTTTAATAAAAGAGGATAAAAAATCCATGTCGTTTTATTCTCATTAGTTAAGTTCAATTATAATTCAACTATGATAACTTCTAAAAATAATAGTGGCAGCTAGCTCTGGTGGATTTGTTAATGATCTAACTCCTGAGCGAGCGTATGACGTAGATATTCGCCGTTTGGAAGATGATGAGAAGCGTACTGCGTATGCTGGGGACATTCGCAACGAGCGACAGCAAGATCGTGTTGAAAAGTTTTTGAGAGCAAAGAAATCAGCCGGAAAGTTTCGGCAGAAGATGAATTACGATCAACCATTTACAGATAGGCAAGGACAAACACCAGCTTTTATTGAAGGAGATCCCTTTGGAAAAGCAGGCGCAACTAACTATGCAAATAAACCACAACCCTCAACAAATCGTTTGTACTATCCATACACAAGTTTTTCTTAGACCTTAGATAAGACTACTTCATAAGGTTGTTTTTGATATTTTCCTTTACGCATTTGATAATCAACTTCGCAAGGTTCTCCTTGGAAAAATAACAACTGACAAATTCCTTCATTGGCATAAATTTTATTGAATAAAGGAGTGCAGTTACTAATCTCTAGTGTCAAATGGCCTTCCCAACCAGCTTCTGCTGGTGTAATGTTTGCCATGATTCCAGCTCTTGCATACGTACTTTTACCTACAGCAACTACGGTAACGTCGCGGGGTAAAGCCAAGCGTTCAACAGCAACGCCGAGGCAATAGCCAAAAGGAGGAATAATAAAATAGCGTCCGTGGTCATCTTCATGGAGTTCAGTTTCTTTTAGGATTTCAGGATCAAAGTTTTTAGCATCACACATACCGTGCGGGACGCCACCAAATAACAAGCATTGATTAGGTGATAGCCGAATATCATAACCATAGGAGCTAAGACCATAACTAAGAATAGGAACTTCATTTTCCTTATTAATTAAAGAAGGCTGAAAGGGAGTAATCATTCCTTCGTCAGCAAATACACAAATTTCTTTATCGCTTAAAACCGTCATAGTTAGAACTCAGTTCAAATATTTTACACAATAATTCTGCCTTTTTCAGAATAAATATTAATAAATTCTTGAGTAGCTTCTTCTATATTGTCTCTTGGCTGTAGATAAACAACCAAGCTACAACCTGTATTTCTTGATAAAATTTTATCGTCGGCATAGTAGTGACGCGTCAATGTAGGTCGTGATTTTAAAATGCAAACAGGATAATCAAAAATATCCTGACAGTACATTGTCATATCAATAAAGTTAGAAAAATATAAGCCCTGTTCAATTTCTCCTTCTAGCCACTTACGTTTTAATGTTCTCCACCATAATGCGTGTCCTGAAGTCAATGTTGGAGACAATCCTCTTGTTGTTTTCCAACGCTGGCTTTTCTTGTGCCAAAAATAAGATTGACTTGGAGGAAATAAATAAACATTTCCAAACCATTTTTCTTCATTTAAGCCATCTTCTTTTGGAGTGTAGTAATGGTTTGCTCCGACGTATTCGTTAGCAAATGCAGAGCTAGCTGGATCGAGGTCAATTTGACCCATAAGGAGATGGGCAGAGTCAACCAAATCACGATTAGTAATCCATTCAAACTCTTCTGAGCGTACGTTACCTCGCTTAAGACCCATTACTCAGATTCTTTATTGTAATCAATATAAAAATAACGCATGCCTTGATGGTCATTAAGAATGTAGCCAGCTCCTGCCATAGGGTCAATTTTTTGTACTGATTCTAAAATTCGTCTAAAAGATTCAGAAAGATCTTCATTATTAGATGATTCTGCTTCTTCCTTTGCATTATGCAGTTCACCTAAAGTCAACCAAAACATTGTGCGTTCTGCATTATTTGGCTGAAAACACATTGCTCCTGGACCTTCTAGTTCCCAGAATTTTACATATTCTTTACCCATATCACCAAGAATTAACTTGATAGTGGCATCAGCGTACTTAACGCTATTACCATCAAGATCTTTTCCACACAAAGCAGTAAGAAGTTTTTCGCGTCTATCCAT